CAGCAAGAGCACCGATGTCATCGCTCAGGGTTACCACGCTGCCTGCTGGGACTTTCGGGTCAGTGGTGAAACGAAGCCCGCAGCGCGACCGCTCAGCGACTACCTGAGCGCCGACAACCCCGGACGTGATGTGAACGTAGCGGTTAATGCTAATAGGCATGGTGGCCCCTTTATACTCGGTGGATTGCGATTTCTGCGGTTTCGATTATCGCAGACTTTTGGATTATGGAACGTCGGTAACTCATAGTAAATTCAAACATCGGACCAGCTTCAAACTGTGCGCGGTCATTGACTACAAAGTTAGGCTTAGTTGACGGTATCTTTTCAATCCCCATGTTGTTCGCTTTGAGCGCTTTGATGAACGGCGGGGACTTCAACAACATCAGCGCCAGCTTTACGACATCCCCCGCACGCAGCGCGGTAAGGTCGGTTTTGTTGGCCGGCGCGAACCCCTGCACCTGATAGGTGATGCGCATCCGCTGCGTTGAGGTATCGACCGTTTGCCCGGTGTCGGTGTCGTGCGTTGTGCTGTAGCCCTGCGCGCCGTGCGGGTCGTCGGCAATCTCAACGAAGTACAACACCGGACCATCAAGGCGCCCTTGGTTGTCGGTTTGAAAGTTGGCCGTAACGTTGACCTCAGGGTGCCCTTGCTCGGTCAGCATTGCCAACATCTGCACCCGAAAGAATGCGGAAATTTCGTTATTGTTCATCAGTCTGCAACCCCAATGTCAACGAACATGGCTGACTGCCAACCGTCTACGTCATTCCACGGAACATCTGATACCGTGCTGTACTTGCGCCCATTGCGCTCGCACAGGTCAGGCGACTCACCCCGGTTGATAGAGTTGATTTGCTCGGTGGTGTAGAACATGAAGTATTTCTTTGTCAGGTCGAGCCCTAGCGATTCATATTTTGTTTGGTCCACCGGCTGCCATGAACCCTCAACAGGCACCTGCGCGGCATACGTGGTCACCCACTCACCTATCGCGTTCTGTACGCGGCCTGTGGCTCGGCTCAGTGCGATCTGCTGAGGTGCGATAACCGTGAGCGCGATGGATAAAAGGTTGCTGCCTGGCACACTCATAGCGCTGCATCCTTAGCTGTGGTCTGGTTGGTCAAACTGGTCTGCATATAGCCAGTGTCGTGCAACGGGTCTTTGTTCACTTCCTCAACGCTGAGCCCCCGCTTCCTTGCCCGAGCTGCAACAGTTGAATCTGCGAGCTTTTCGAACTCGGCGGTTGCCAGGGTCTTGCGAATGTCGCCGGCTATCTGCAACCCAACAAGATCGTACATGTTAGTCGCGGTGTGCTTGCCGTCCATCACCGACTTGGAGCCCTTAGCTATAAGCACGCTCCAACCCTTTTGCTTCTCGGTCTGCGTTGCGCGCACAAAGGAACGCGGGGGTTGCCCGTTCTCAGGGTTACCAAACTCAGCAATGACCGCAGCGTATGCAACCGGTACGTTACTGTCAGGGTATTTGGCAGTCGAGAACCAGCCAACCGCAGCCTGCTTGCTTTGAAGCTCGGCAAGTCGCTTGGCCAGCACCTGGCGTCCAACCCCCGCCCCTCTGCTAACGATCACCGTAAGCGCATCCGACCACGAGGAACACCGAAGACACCCCGGAACGCCAAGCCCTCAGGTGCGCCACCAACGATGCCACCGCCCCGCGACAGAATGCGCAGCAGGGCCAACAGTTGCTTGCCGTATGGCGTGGTGTTAAGCCAGTAGCCCCATGCGCTTTTGCTCTCAGGTGGCACTAGGCTCACCGACACCTTGTCGATGGTAGCCCCTGCAACCGGCGCGGCGCTGGTGTTACCCGAAACGATGAGCTGATTGAGCCACGTGAGGTGAGCGGTCATCAAGTTGAGGGCGAGTTGCAGTTGCGCCCCGCTCATGCCGCCCCAATCGCTTGGGAAAATGTACGCGGTCGCCATAGTAAAATACCCCGACAGTTGCCCATCGGGGTATTTGGTTATGCTCGTGAACGCTGGGAACTGTTCGCGAAAGGCGACCGAGTTAAAAGTATGCTCGGCCATGGTGTCTCACCTTATTTGCGGTTGCGGCGTGGTGTACCTGTTGGTGGCGGGGTGTCGAGCTGTACAGTGTTGACCACGGTGGGGGCTTTCAAGCCCTCAGCCAAATAGTCCTGCTCAACGTCCGGCGCCGAGTCGTCGCGGCCTTCCATGTCGCTTGCAGCCAGGTCAGCGTCACGGATGTCCTTGACGCTGTCGATGGTGATGAAACCGTTGAGCTTGTGCATCTTGAACGTCGGGTCGGTTTCGAGGAACGCCAGTTCATCGTCAGTAACCGGAGTACCAACGCCACGCGGGGTGATGATGGTCTTGCGGTGTGCGACGTTGGCGCCACCATTGATGGTCACCGAAGCGCCAGCAATGCTGAGGCCACCGGGGGAAGTTTTCCAGTCGGTGTAAGTTACTGCACCGGTCATGGTCGAAAAGAGTAACGGCATGTCAAAGCCCTTTTGTTTGTTGGTGTAAGGGCGCCCAACATAGCACGCCCTTGACGGTTTGTTAAACGCCAGTGATGCGGTACACGGCGAACGGACGGGTCACCATCACACCAGCCAGTGCGTTGGTGTAATCCTCGACGGTGGTCTTGACGCGCTTTTCAATGCCCAGCGGGTGGACCTTGGAAGCAATCAGTTGTTGAATTACCTGACCTGCGTCATCACCGGTCGCGTCAACCTTCTCGACATAGATGTAGCAGACGTTGGCGCCGCCGTTGGCCGCGTCGAATTCCGGTGCGTCTTCGGTGCGAACGTTCGGATAGTTCTCTTTCAGCCACTCGCCAACCGTGGTGGTGCCCAGGTCGTTGGGGATGCTCAAGAACTCGATTACGCTTACACCCGTGGCCAGGGTAATCGGCGCTTTCTTCGGATCAATGTTGCCGCCCGAGCGGGTGCGCAGTGCAGCGAACGCGGTGCGCAGGTCTTTGATGATTTCGAGGAAGGTTTTATCCATCCACTTGGTGGAACCACCAGCGCCAGCAGGCACGGTTGCGTAAGCCAACAGGCCAGGGTCATTGAGCAGACCGTATGTGCGGTTACTGCCGTTGTTGAACCCTTGGAAGCCCAGGCGGTTACGCGAAATTTCCAGCGCCATCATGGCCGCGTCACGCTTCTCGCCGGCTGCGTTATCTTTCATCAGCGCGGCGCGGGCGTCTTCCAGTGCACCGACTTGGAAACCTTGTTCAAAGCGCACAATGTCGCGCTCTTCGTACGTTGCGTTGTAGCTGGAAAACGGAACGTTGCCGTGGTCGCTGTAGACCTGTGCGGCGCCGACCGATTCCATGACCTTTTGAACAACGCTGCCCATTTCCCAGGAACCAACAACGCGCTCGCCCAGCAGTGCGTCAATCTTGCGCGCTGAGGTGAGAATGCGGATGGTGCCAGGTAGCCACGCTTGCGTGAATTGCAGCAGGGTCGCAGCACTTGGCGTGGTGATCATTGCGGCGTCCATCGCGAACGTCATGCGGCGGAAATCAGCCTCGGTCAAGTCAACGCCGATGGCGTCCAGGCCCAAGCCACGGATACCGTGAGCCTTGATTTCCTCGGGGGTGATGTTCATCACGCCAACATTTCGGGCGTGAGTAGTAGAGCGGGTGCGGCTCGGTTGCAAGTGTGCCATGTTCGCGGCGTCCCTTAGTTGGTCAGTTTGATGCAGATGACGTCGCCGCCAGCCAGGTCAGTGCCGATGCGATACACCACGGCGTTAGGCACAGCCAGGCTCAAGGCCGGTACTGCGGTTTCAGCAGGTACGGTTGCGATCACACCGGTTGCGATGGTGTAAATCACTTTGTCGCTGATCTGAGCCGGGGCCGCAACGCTCACCCACACCATGCCCATTTCGAAGAACGTTGCGATGCTACCAGGCTTGACCAGCAGGCTTGGTGCCAGTGGGCCACCTGCTGCGGTGCCGTAGTTGATCAGCTCTTTTGGAGTGCCAGCGATACCACCGAATTGCAGGTCGACGTTGCCAGCGGTGTCACCACCAGGGCCATACAGACCGGTATCGCGGTTCTTGGTGAAGTAGCGGCCAAGCACGCAGTTAGCGGCAGTGGCGGCTGGGTCGATGGTGCCAGGGGTCGCACGCAGCGGGCCGTCAAATGCCAGCTCGCCAGGAATACCCGCGCCAATGTCTTTGTTCACGGTTTGCTGAAACATTATGCTTTGCTCCGTTCGGCTTGCTTGAGTTGCATCAGAGTCGGCTTGCCGTCTGCTGCGTCCATTGCGTCAACCATGCCATTGCGCACGGTGACGTCTTTGCTTGGGTCGCCCTTGGCGATCAGCCAACCCTTGAGGCTTGAAACCTCAGTACCCTTGTCGACGTTAAGACCAAGCTTTTTGACGCCATACGCAGCAATCTGCGCCTCGGTCTTGCCCGAGTGGTCAAAGACACCGACGTGTGGTTTCAGTTTCTTGGCCAGTGCGTCACCTGCTTGCAGGGCTTTGAACTGCGCCAGCACGCGGGAGTTGACAGCCGCGTCCATCGCTTCGACGGTCACCGGCTTGGTGTCGTCTTCGTCAGTGGCTTTGACTTCTGGTTCTTCGTCGGTTGCCTTGACGTCTTCGTCAGTGGCTTTGACTTCTGGTTCTTCGTCGGTTGCCTTGACGTCTTCGTCAGTGGCTTTGACTTCTGGTTCTTCGTCTTCGGCCACAACCTTTTCAGGGTCGGTGGACGGAACGAGCTTTGCAATTGCCTCGGCCAATGCGGCCAAGAGTTTTTGGATTTCGTCCATTGCGGATACACCTTTAATGTCGTTGTGGTCGAGAACTGCAACGCTTGGCCCCATCCGCCCATCATCAACTGATGCTAAGTGGTTGCCACGCAGATTCCGCTGTATTAAATCATATTTCTCACCGTTGTACTCACCAGG